GCTTGGTTACGCCGCCGACCTCGGCGATGGCGTCGGCCAGGCTGGCCGCCCGCTTGCCGGACCGATAGCCGTCATTGATGATGCGCTCGACCTTGCCCAGGTATTGCTCTGGTATCGATTTGATGGCCTGGACGTTCGCATTGATGAAGCCTTTGATTGCGTCTGAATCATCGGTCATCGGCAGCAAATCGCCGCCGACGACTGCCGATATCTGGCGCCCTACCTGGACCCGGTTATAGGTCGACGTCCTGGTCGCGACCGTTTCCGCGACCTGGCGCAACTCGCCATCGATGCGCTGGAAGTCGCGCTTGATTTCCTGGAACTCAAAATCGAGCTCATCGGTCCAGTCGCCGATTTGGTCGGTCCTGGCGCCAGCCAGCTCGGCCCAGCGGTTGAGTTGCGGCAATACGCGCCGGTTGACCGCGTCGATTGCCTGGTCGGCAATGGCCCGCAACTCGGCGGCATAGTCGCGCTCGATTTGCAGCGGATACCGAAGCGGTCGAGGTCGGCGCAGGCGGCGCCGGTTGGGACGCGCTGCCAGGGCGAATTGAATAGGGCTAACACTAGCCATTGGCTGCGACCTCCAGCGGCAAGACTTCCTGGGCCAGGCGCTTCGCCGCAATCTCACAATAGCGCTCTTCTATCTCAATACCTATCGCCTTGCGGCCTAGGTCTTTGGCCGCGCGCAGGGTTGTGCCGCTGCCCATATACGGGTCAAGCACCAGGCCTTCGGTTTTCTGTAGACACCAGCGCATCAGCGGCAATGGCTTCTGTGTAGGGTGCGCCCGGGTCAGCGTTTCGGCGGTCATGCTCAAATCACGAAAGCAATAGACACCATGACCGCCGCGCATCCAGGCTATCTCGGCGTCAGACAGGAACGAGCCAAAGGCAGCGTCAAGGCGCTTTATCCAAACCAGGGTCGTACCGACCGGCAACCGGGCGGCGTAATGGTTGGCGCCGAATAGGACGACCTGGCCAAAATCGAGCCATGGCGACGGGTCGAAAGGTTGGCGGTCGCCTTTTACAATCGGCAATTGCCGGCCTTTGCCGCGCTGGCTTATGCTTTTGACCGAGCCACCGCTGAAACGCCTGGTATCAGTATCCCAGCCCATCCCATACGGTGGGTCAGTAACCACGCAATCGACCGGGCCCAGCGTTGGGAGTACCTCCAGGCAGTCGCCATGGTAGATTTGAATGCCTGCGTGGTCATAGTAGGGCGTCGGCATCAATCTTTGTCCTGACGCGCTCGAGACTCAAAAGCGCTTGCATGATGAAATAGAGCGCGACAATCGGCTTGCCGCTGTCGAGTTGGCGGCGCGATTCGGCCAGCCTATCCTCGGCATAGTACAGCCGTACGTCTATCGGCTCGGTAAAGCGCTTGCGGGTCCTGGTGCACATTGTCAAGCCCTGTCGTCGCCAGCGCTTGGTACCGGCGTCGGCGGCGGCTGGTCTAGCGGCAATTCTGGCTGCGCGCCAACCTTTCGATAAAATTCATCGAGCGGTTGCATCATCGGCGCGGGTTCGGGTTCTGGCTCAGGTTCGGCCTCGGCCTCGGCCTCGCGCATTTCCTGGTCGAGTTGCGTTTCGAAACTGTACCGGTCGCCGCCGAAACGCGACTGTGCGATTTCCTCAGGCGTGACAACGCCCGTATCGATATAGTTGTTGTCGGTTTCGCTTTGGGTCTTGCGCGCCTGGGTTTCCTCGACCTGCGACAGTTGCCACAGTTTCTCAAAATCCATGGACCATGACTTCGGCTCGACTCCGTTGGTCGGCCCGTCCTTTGCCAACCAGAGCAACTTGATTAGGTACATCAGCGGCTTGCGCAGGTCGGTTTTTTGGCGTCCCTCGACCCGGTCGTACCAAAACGACAGGTCGCCTTCGGCGGTCGTGTTCAGGCCCGCGGGCGACTGGCCGAAAAGTTTGGTTACTGGCATACGGGCGGCGGCGCACATGCGCAGGATGAAAAGCGCGAGTAGGTTCGGCATGCCTGTGACAGGCGTCGCCTTGCGCTCGAGCGATTCGCCTTCATCAATCGGGACCATGCGAACGGTCGACCGGCATAAGTCCATTTGCAACAGGCGTTCCATGACCACGCCAGCGCCATCGAGCGCCAGGGTATCGCTCAGGCCTGGCGATGTGAAAACCATCGGCGCGAAGTCGGCCAGCAAATGGCTGGCGCTGGACCAGGACAGGCCGAAATCCTGGAGTACCTTTTCGACCCTGACATAGGCTGGGTCATGCCAACCGCCATTGCGTAGCAGGCGCCGCTTGTTGACCCTGACGCCATCAAACCGCAGCATACGGGTTTCGTGAACGACCTGGTCAATCATGTTGGCCGCGCCTGTCACGCTGCCGCTACTCCGCAACCGGTAGGTTTCCGGCTGGCCATACTTGGGTTGCAACGGGTCACCGTATTCGCTGGCAATGTCGACATCCCAGCGGTCGTACACATCCAAAAATTTTATCGACCGGATAGCGTTTTCGCGAAGCGGCTGGCTCATGCTGTCCGGGCCGCCGCCATCATCGGCGCCGATGAATATCAGGCTACCGCCGAAAACCTGGGCCCATGTGAGCGCTTCGCTCAGCTTCTCAGGCGCATCGAGCTCATCGAGCGCTTGCATCATTTCGCTAGCGGCTTCGACGTTTTCCTGGCTGTCGGCGTCGTCGCGCATTGTCACGTTCAGGCGTATCCAGCGGCGCAGCATTTCGTCAACGAGCTCATCGACCATGCGGGCGCCGAGGTCGTCGCCATGATAGATATCCTCCCAGGTTTGCCGGTCGGTCGATGGCGAAACCGGCTTGATTCTGGTCGAGCTGGTTTTGTCGCGGTCTGTACCATGACCGGTTAGCGTGTTTTCGTAGGCGTCGCTGCGCGCGACAACGCGCAAATGCCGCCCGCGGCTGTCTACGATTTGACTCTGCTGCCCTATCGCCATGATGCAAGCCTCCTGAATCGCTCGACTTTGGCCATATGTACACCCTGACTACAAGCATACACAACCGCGTCGGCGGCGTCTGTGCTCCGGCCTATACGTTTTTTGATTTCGTCCTTTGACTCGACCTTGACGACCCGGTCGCCTGTCACGGTATACCGAGGCGCGGTCAAGTCTTCCCGTAGCCTTGGGTCGTCAATCTCGAAACACAGCTGACCGAGGCGCAATTGCTCGCGCAGGGTCCACCACATTTGGGACCGAAGGTTATTGAATCGGAAAGTATCGCCTCGCGTTTCGATGGCCTTGGCGCCGCTAATGACCTCGGTCACCCTGAAGCCTTGCGACCTCAGGATGTCGACGACGCCAGCGCCGAGGCCGACCGCGTCGATTAGGACGTTGCGCGCATCGATAGGGCCGTCAATGATGCGCGACCGGACAACCGCCGCCAACCGCTCGAGCGATAGGCCATGGAAGTATTCAAGCTCGGTAATGGCGTTGCCGACCTTATGGCAAAGCACGCTGTCGTCGTCGCCATACCGGGCGACATCGACGCCTAGGACCCGCTTGCCTTCGCGGCGCTCGACATCCCTGGCGGCCAGGGTCCAGTCGTACGATATCAATTGGTCAGGCTCATCGGCGGATTCCCAATTGCCGCAAACGAACCGGTCATAGGCGGCGGCGTCGGTTTCTTTGAGTGTTTCCAGGCTGTCGAGGTACGATTGCGGCAAATGCGGGTTATCGTCGACCCGACTTGGTAGATACATGTAGGGCGGTTTTAGGGTACCTTTGCGCCATGGGTCGTACCAGCGGCGCTTGACCCAGGACAGCGACGGGTTGCAAGTCGCCAAAATCAGCGGCGGCGGTTGCTTCGGCCCGACGACCCAGGACCCTGCGCGCTCGATGGCTTTGACAAAACTGGCCTCCTGGATTTCGTTACACTCTTCTAAGGCGAAGCCATTGACCTCCAGGCCGCGCCAGCGGTTGCGCTCCGGGTCGCGGTCGGCCGTTTCGGGAAAGAAAATGATGCGCGAGCCGTTGTTGCAATCGACAAACCAGTCGGTCCGGTTGACCTCGCCACAGAAACCTTCAGGCTTGACGCGCTCGAATGATGGCAAGGTATTGCGCTTGATGGTCGGCAAATCTTTGCGGACTACAGCCCAGCGGCTGCCGCGATAGATGCGACACAACGCCAGTATCAAGAGCAGCATACACCAGGTTTTGCCGCCGCGAATGGCGCCGCCGAACAATAGCCTGGTGTACTGGCCGCTAAATACCGCCTTGGCGAATTCGGATTGCTTCGGAGTAAAGACGATTTCCTCGACCTGTCGAGCCAGGTCGACGCCTGGGTCGATGTCGAGTAGGTCGGTCATCAATCGCCATCGCCGCCTTGGATTCGGATGTTTTTGCCATCGGTATAGACGCCAGCCTTGCGCCTGCGCGGCTTCGGCCTCGGCCTGGATTCCATGCCAATGACGACCAGCCAAACGACACCCCAGACAATGCCGACCGCGCCAATCGACAACATTATCAGGGCGACATAGTCGCCATCATCGAGCAACCAGGGCGCGAAATGGCGCAGGCCGCAACCGATGGCGGCGCCAATCAACAGGCTACCGAGCCAGGGCAATAGGCGACGGGTTTTGGTCATGTCCTAGCCTCGCGAGCGGTCGTCAACGGTTGCCTTCCAAACCTTGCGCCTGGGCTTGGCCTTCGGCCTTTTCGCCTGTAAACGGCTTGCCGTCAAAGTCGAAAACTGGAACCGGTCGCTCTTGATAGTCAACGCCGACAAACACTGGCCCAAGAAACAAGCCATACGAGCACCAATTGCAGTCGACTTTATCGGTGTAGCGTCCGACGCATTCCTGATAGGACGACCAGCCGCGACCCTCCAATTCCGGCCATTGTTTCCTGGCGAGCTCAATGCTTGCTACATTGCCGCAGGCAGGACAGACAAACCGCCAGGCTTCGCGGTCGTCGCCAAATAGCTCGGCGCCTTTGGCCTCCCATTGGTCTCGGGTCAATTCTGTTTTTGGTTTGTTGCTCATCGTTCTACCTCACAAACAACTGTGGCAAGGCGCCGGTTTCGCGCAATTCTTGGATTCTCTTTTCATGCTCGCGCAGGTCGAGCGCATCGCGGCAGCGCTGACAGAACAAAGGATGGCCGCTGGCCTCGGCGTCGTCAATGCGGGCCCAGCGATGGCCAGGCGGCCATTTGTCCGGTGTCTCGTTCGTGAACCCGCAAATCGGATATCCGTAATGCAGGATATGAATGCGCTTGATTTGGTCGGTCATATCACACCATGACTTTCGCAGGCGTCGGCAACTCGGCGTCCAGGGGGCGCCACATGTGCAGACAATACGGGTGTTGGTTGACGTATTCGGATTCGGCTGGATGGTACTGCACCGCCGTTTCGTCGTCGTTCCAAAACAGCCGCTTGATTGCGCACATTTCGGCCCAGGTAGGGCAGCGATATTGCAGGCTGACCGAAACATGCTCCCAGCCGAGGCCGCGCCCAGCCATGACCAGGAAAACATCGGCCGAACCTGGCAGCATAACCGAAAACATGCCGTTGCGGTCGCCCGGCTTGGTCGCCCATTCGCCCTTTAGAACGCGACCGCCTTCGACCCGTTTGCCGTACCTTTCACGCATTGCCATCGACCTCGGCCAGCGCGACCGCTGGCGGTAGGGTCCCATGGGTTACGTAGTATTGCAATATCGGTATGAGCTTGGCGGCCATTTCCCGGGTCAGGCCTATCGGCGCGCCGCGCAATAGTTCGATGTCGTCCTTTTCGCTAGACATTACGCCGACCGCGTCGGTCCTGGCGACCTTGATTTGACCGTTGACCGAAATCAACAAATCCAGCCTTCGCAGTCCAAGCATCAGGCCAGGGTTTCCCTCTGAGCCTGGCGGCATCCCGATAATCGCGCATTCGCGGCCAAAAGCGTCGTCAAAAATCGCTTCGGTTGCGCCATCGTTATTCTCTACTCTGAACATTTCTCGCCCTTTCAAAATTCGATTGTCTCATCGCCTATGCGTATCCGCTGGACCCTGACCGGCTTGCCTTCGGGCCCGCTATGCTCGATGGCTTGCTTGCGACCCCAGCGGTCATAATGCTTGCGCTCGAGCCGCCAGGCAGACGCTTGCCAATGGCCAAACAGCGCCGCGGTACGTATAACCTGCAAATCCCAGGCTTCGGCCTTGGCCTCGGCCTTTTTTACTGCGTGTAAAAACTCAATATATTTCCGTTCTTTAGCTGGTATTCGGTACCTCTTATCTTTCCTAGACTTGTCGAGCTCGCGACCAGCTCGGCGCAGCCAATTGTATAGGGTTTCCTTTGCGACGCCAGCGCGGATTGCGCTTGGTTCCATGTAGTTGCCGGCCTCGATGGCCTCGCAAATCTCGGCCTGTACCTCAGGCGTTAGCTTGGTCGGCCGACCGCCGCGCTTGCTTTTTTCGTGTGTTTTCATTGTCTTACAATAACAATGCCGCCGCCAAAGCGCCAATCAACTGGCCTGCGGCGGGTTATTGGCTTGCTCGCGCTGGCGCTGGTACCAGAGGATTTCGCAAGCCATGGCCTGGCGCCCTGGCGGCAACTCGCGAATCGCCTTCCTAACATGCGCTTCGGTAATCAGGTCGTCGCGGGCGGTCGACAGCGCGACCCATTGGTCCTGCCACAGATAGATTTGCGCTGGGTCAAACAAGTCCAAATGCATAGGGTTGTTGGTCCAGAAGTCGCGGTCATAGCCTCGCAACAGGCCGAAATCAGGAAACCATAGGGTCGCCTCGCCATTGCCCAGCGGCGGCGCTGGACTGTACCGATACGGGCCGAAGTAGACTTTAATCATGCCTTGACCTCATTCGACAGCGGCGGCAACCAATGCAGCCGCGTCTGATAGGTTCCCGACTGCCAGCCAACAAAGCAATAGTCGTACCGGTCGACGCCGCCATCGCCTGTGAACGATGGCCGCTTCGGCAGCACGAAAACCTTCGCGGGCGGGTTCTGGGTCCAAAACTGCCAGCGTTTCAGCGACGCCAGGAAACCGAGCCGCAACAGGAACACGACGACCGGCGCCAGGGTCAGCGCCTTTTCGACGAATTCCTGGCCATGATGAAATGGCGGATTGCCGACAATCAAGTCGAAACCGCGGTCGAATCGGTACGTCAGGAAGTCGCGGCGTTCGATTGCCTCGATGCCTTCAGGCAATACAATGGTACCGCCAGGGTCCAGGTCGATGGCGGTTATGGTCGCGCTGGGAAAACCGCGCCGCAACGGACCCAGGAAACTACCGCCGCCAGCCGATGGCTCCAAAATGCGACAGTATGGCCTTACCGGAAACCAGGGCAAGACCTTGTCGACACACTGGCGCGCAAAGGCTGGCGGCGTATAGTAACGACCCAACGGGTCAGCCTGTTTTTTCGACCTGGCCATCATCATCCAACGGGTCAAGCCTGGTTTCGACCTCACCAATCAAGGCAAAGCCAAAGTCGACCGCAGTCGCAACCAGGTCACCGATTGCGTCAGGTTCATCATCATCGGCGGCGGCAACCAACTGTGGCAACACCAGCATGGCGGTCGCGTAAATAATCGCCTTAGGCTCAAATCCTAGCTTGGTCATCATGGCTCGCCTCGATTTCCGCCGCGAAGCGGTCGCGCAATTCATCCCACAGGCAAAAGGCGCCTTGGCTTGCCGCCTTCGCTGCAAGCCCCGTATCCGTCAATTTCACCATCATATGCGGCATCGCGTAGCAGGCGGCCAGCTCGATAAGCCGGCGCCTATGGTACTTTTCCCTGGCCTCGGCGTTTTGGATATGCGCGGCCAGGTCGCGGTTTATCTTCTGTAGCGCTTCGATTACTTGGCAGTCTTGCTTTTTGCGTTCCTCCAGGCTAGCGATATAGGCCCATAGCTCGACCGGCATCGCGTCTGCCGCTGGCTTAGGCTGTTTTTTCTGGTCCATTGGTGCTTTCCTTTTCGTCAAAATGCTCGTCAACCGCTTGCCATAGGGCGACCGCCCTACGGACCGCATACTTGGCCATGTGGATTTGGTCGTATTGGGAATCATGGACCATATGGCCGTATACCTGCGGCAGCAACCGCGAGGCCGCGGCCTCGACAAAGGCGCGCTCGCGCGTTGACCGGTCCAGCTGGCGCTTCATCTTTTCAGCCGCGGCCATGATATTGACCAATACCATTTCCCAGCGCTTTTCGAGCTCGGCCTGGCGTCGGTCCAAATCGGCCAGGCGTTGCTCGAGTTTCGTCAGGTAGTCAAGCATCGCGGCGCCTGTCATGCTTGGTTTCTCGCCTGTCATGACTTGGCCTCGGTTTCTTTGTTTTGGATTTGGTCGTCGGGCCGCCATAGCTCGCCCTGACTTTCCTCGGCCTGGCGCTTGGCTTCGCGGATTGCCTCGCGCCCAGCGCGGTCGAGGTCGAAACGGCGCTCGAGCTCGAGCCAGAGCGCCTGGGCGTCGTCGGCAATCTGGCCAACCGTGATGTCGTGGCGGCCGGTGAAATAGGCGCCGCAAAGCGCCTGGCCCGCAAAGCATCGTATCCAGCCTTCGCGGTTATCATACGCGGGCGTTGCCCATACGCGGCCATCATTGCATTCGGTCCGGTTGGCCCAGGTCGGGCCGTGCAACTCGCGCGTTTTGGCCAGCTTCAGGCGCAGCGCATGCGCTTCGTCCTGGGCCCGAAACCATTCGCGCCTGGTATCCCACAGGCGTTGCTTCAGGTCGTTGATTATGTCGTCGCCCGATTTGACCGGGTTATCCTGATTATCCTGTTTAGTCATTAGTCACCCTGTTGCCAGAGGTACGGCGCAATACCGGTATGGCGATAGATTTGCAGCGCTTGCGCCAGCGTCGGTTGGCGGCGGCCCGATAGGATATGGTCGAGCGATTGCCGCGACATGCGCATGGCCTCGGCCTCATGTGCCTTGACCAAATGCGGCTGGTCCGCAAACCATTGCCGCAATGCGTTATGCCCTGGCGTTTCGGCCATGCCGGAAACTGCCATGAACCCCTATATAATGTCCACTATTTGTGTCGCCCTATCGGGCCCAGTCGTTAGGCCTGACCTAACAGCCAGTTTGGTTTTTTCTGCAATGATTCCGGTCGTTTTTGGTTGCCGATTGTGCTTTGATTTGCTACTCTAAAATCATGACAACAACCAACGGAGTCAAAACCATGGCACGAAACACACGACAACGTTTGGCTTGGATCCGGGCCCCGCGAGGTACTAGGACACGGGAGAGGATTTGCAGGGATTGCCAGGTAATGCTCGGCGCCAGGCTGCGATGCCCTCAATGCTGGCAGCCGACCGAGCTGGCGACCATGGTTAAAACCGGTCCTTTGACCGCTACCCCAAAATAGCCATTGCCGCGCCGAGCTGGCGCCGCCAGGGGCCCGCCTAGTGCGGGCTTTCGGCGTTAGAGACAACAACCAACGGAGTCAAAACCATGTCCCTGACAGAGTCCATTGCCGAGCTCAAAGACTACAATTTCGGGCATCGCCACTGGTCGAGACAGTTTTCGCTGTACCTCGACCCGGAGGCGCAATCGGTGTACGTGCATGAGTCAATCGGCGGCAACGATATGCCGATGGCCGCTTTTCATGGCCTACACCTACACGTTGCCGACATCCCAGCCGGCGCCATCGCGGCCAGCGTTGCCGAGCAAGTCGAGCAAATCAAGCCGAGCCTGGTCGCAATCTGCGACCGGTACCAGGGCAGCCATTACGACTATGAACGCAATCGCCCGGTCGCCGATTGGCGAGGCGACCCTGACGACCTCGGCATTTATTTCCAGCTCGAAATCGCCAGCCAATGGGACCCAGCCGACTGGTTTGCGCCTGTGCTGCGCGACATCGACAGACTGCATTGGCTTGGCGAATCGGCAGCCAGCATTGTCGACACAGTCGGCATTGACGACGACCAATATCAGGTCGTCGACCGCGACGAAGCCATCGCCTGGGTCGGGCGCTATGTCGAGGATTTGCCGCCAGGGTGCCACGAATGCCGCAACCATGGCGTTGGCAGCGCCGCGACAACCAAGGCTGTTTGGCGCGACGGCTGCCATGGTTCCGACCAGGCCAGCGACACGGTTTTCGATGTGTGCGACGAATGCCTTTGTGCTGGCGATGCGACTGGCCAGGGTTACCATGCGGTCGAGGATTGCGAGGTCGCGTCATGACCACCACACCATTTGACGTGCCAGCCGAATCCTCATTAGAGCCTGACCGCCAGCCTGGCGAGCAACCCAAGCGCCGCCGCAGGCGCCGTTGTCGGTCGACCCGGTCGACCGTGGCCACGGTCGTTGCCGAATTGCTAGAGCTGGGTATCGGCCCGGACCAAATCGAGGTCGTATTACACCACAGCTCGCTGTCGCTGCCACCGATAGGGGGGGGTTGCCAGGCCCGCGAATGCCTACAACAACAACGACTACAAGAAAGGACTCTGAACCCATGCGCCAAACGGGCCTGGCCTCCCAAGTATGTGATAGGGCAACCAGACAAATCAACAACCTGGAGGAAATCAACCATGGGCAAGGTATCAGTTGCCGCGAATATCAAAGCAAAATCAGGGGTTGGCCGACCGGTCCAGACCCAAGCCAAACCATTGAGCCTCGACCAGGCCATCGAGCTGGCCGAGGCCGAATTGACCGCGCTGCGCGGCTGGGTCAAGGTGGACCCTAGGACCCCATACCGGCGCGAGGTCGCGGCCAGGCTCCATTGGCTGGCTGATGCCATCGCGGTGGGCAAATGATCTGCCATGGCGGTCGACGTCCAGGCGCTGGGCGACCGCGCAGACTAGTTGGCGGTCGCAACGTCAATGTGTACCTGGACGCGGAAACCCTTGCCAAAGTCGACCTGGTCAGCCAAAACCTAGGCCTGACGCGGTCGCAGGCGATTCGACTTCTGATAGTGGCCGCGAATATTGACCAACAACAACGAAAGGGCGAGACATGACAGTATCTTTGAGCAGTATCCGCGCAAGCGAGGCGGATATCGTCGTCAATTGCGGCAAGGCGGCCCAGCCGCCAGACCAGCCAATCGACATCAGCGGACCGGAGGCCGCGCTTGGTTCGGCGGTGCATGATTCGGCCGAGCCATGGGTCAACAACGGTTTCCAGGGCG